TAGGTATGGATGATGCAACCACAATTTGGTTTGTGCAACTGTTTCGTAACGAAGTACGTATTGTGAACTACTACGAGAACAGTGGGGAGGGTTTGCCACACTACGCAAGGGAGTTGCATAAGTGGGCTGCACAGCGGGACGTAACATACGCCAAGCACTTTGCACCACATGATATTAAGGTACGTGAGTTGGGTACTGGTAAGTCCCGAATAGAGACCGCAAGGAGCTTGGGGTTAAAGTTTACTACTGTAAAGAAGCTACCAATCATTGATGGGATTGAAGCGGTGCGTAATCTTTTGCCTAGGTGTTGGTTCTCTAAGAAAGACTGTTACACAGGTCTTGAAGCCTTAAAAGGATACCACAAGGAATTCGATAGTTCTAAGGGGGTTTTTAGAAAAAGCCCAGTACACGACTCAAATTCGCATGGTGCGGATGGGTTTAGGACGTTAGCTGTTGGTTTAAAGCAACCAACAATGGGTAAGGAAAAGAAAGTAAATCATGAGTACCAAGTTACAAATATCCGTTGGTGAGTACCACAGGTTGTCTATGTTGGATGAAGCAGTGGTTCTTTACCACTCTATGGGTGAAGATTTTATTCAACTATTAGATTATTACATTAACAGTGATCCGTTGTCTGAAAAATATTTTTTTGGAGGACCTGATTATCTTTTTCTTATTGAGGTAAGGGTTGATGAAGAAGGATCGTATTGGCACATTGCCTATGCTGCCCACAGAGAAGAGAAACGAACCTTACACCAGTTCTTTGATCTAGCACCATTTCCTCTTGACAGGGTACACTTTTGCCGTTATCAAAAGATGCATACGGACGATCCGTATAAATTTTATAACTGGAAAACATTTAAACGAATTATTTCTTATGGGATCTAAACCAAAAAAACCACCTCCACCTCCACCACCTCCTGCGCCTCCCCCTCCTCCGACTCCAGCAGCTCGGCAACCAGTTAAGGTAGCGCAAGCGGTATCTAAGAAACTTACTTTTGGTTCTCAGTTTAGTTCTGGTGCAAAGGCAATTAAGCGCAAACCAACAGCTACAAAGAAAACACAGGGTCGCTCCTCTCTAGGTGGCGGAACTGGTTTGTATGGTTAAACTGCTTCAAAGGTATGAGGAACTAAAGCTGTTAAGGTCTAACCTTGACAGCATGTTTCTTGATGCCCAGATGTATGTTCGTCCAAACACACAGAAGTTTGATCACGGGCATACAACTTTTCAAGATGATGGATCTAGGGAACTCTATGATGACACAGCGGTCTGGTGTAACCAGATGTTTGCTAATGGTCTTAGTTCGAATCTTATTCCAAAATCTGATCGTTGGTTCTATTTGCGAATAGCAAACAAACCATCTGGGGAATTAAACCCAGAAGAGAAAAAGTACATGCAGGATGTCGCTGATCGAATCCTACATGAATTTTCACTACCAAAGTCTCAGTTCTACAATTCTAGTCATGAGTGCTTTTTGGATATTGGTGCTTATGGAACATCTCCTGTACAGATTTCAGAAGTTGATGGTGTAGTAAACTTTCGCTCTCGTCCTCTTGCTGACGTGTTTTTTGATACAGATCAGCACGGGACAGTAGACACAGTTTACTATCGTTGTTATAAAACTGCGCGTCAAATGATTCAAGCATTTCCTCAAGTTGAGGAAATGGAAGGATTTCACAAGGATAATTCAGTTCACAACAAGTATGAACTTGTTTACACAATTGAACCCAATAATGATCCAGCAGCAAAAAAAGGTAGCCGTGTAGGTAAGGGTCGTCCTTTTAAGGTTACATATTGGTGTCCAGCACTAAAAAAACCTATTCAAGAAAGTGGTTCTAGTTATTTCTCATTCCTCGTACCTCGTTGGTCTAAGCTGGCTGATGAAGTATATGGTCGTGGTCCTGCTTTTGCATGTCTATCTCAAATACGATCTTTAAATAAGATGGTAAAGGAGGCACTGGTATCCGCAGAGTACTTGAACTTCCCAACGCTTACCGCAGAGGAAGACAGCATTATGCTGCCAATGAAGTACGGTTCTCGCCAGATCATGTTCCATGAAGCAGGTAGTGAAAAACCAAGTCCTATTCTAGCTGGCAATCAACCACAGTATGTAATGGAAATGATTCGCATGTACCGTGATTCTGTTAACCGCTCATTCTTTGTTGATCAGATCATTAGACAAGAAAAGAAGGAGCGTCAAAGTGTTACTGAGATTCAAGACACCCGTGGACAGATGCTAAACCAGCTTGCGCCGCTTCTAGGTCGTATGGAGACCGAGTACCTCGGACCAGCCATTGAAGCGACATTTGACCTATTAGAACGCCAAGGACAGCTACCTGAGCGACCAGAGTCGTTGAATGGTGCGTTGCTTGAAATTAGCTACTCTAGCCCAGCAGCGCAGTCTCAATTTGCTACACGTCTTTCTGATATCAGTGCTTTTATGCAGGACATAGCACCTCTTGCTCAAGTTAAGCCAGAGATTATGGGGGCTATTGATGAACAAAAACTCTTATCGAATTACGCTAAATACCGTAACCTTGATCCTGATATAATTAAATCAGCAGAAGTAGTTAACGAACAAAACGCAGCAGCCGCAGAGCAGCAGCAGCAAATGCAACAAATGCAGGCAGCACCACAAATCACAGGTGCGTTGAAGGATGTCGCGCAAGCGAAGCAAATAGATCCAGAAGGCATTGGTCAGTTGCTGAACATTTAAAATGTCATTACTAAATTCCCTTGATAAGCTGCGCAAGAAGGCGCAGCTTAAAGAAGACCTCATCAACATTTTAGAAACTCCGCACGGTCAGCGGTTTTTTAAAGTGTTACTACGTGAGTGTCATGTAACTAAACCAGTGTTTCACGCAGAGGAGTCAAAACTTCGTGAGTGTGAAGGACGTAGGCGTTTGGCTATGAGCTTCTTAACTTTGCTGGGTCAGGATGATCCGCAAGAGCTTATCAATAGGCTCGAAATGGAAAACAAATAGAAATCAATATGAGTGAAGAAATTAATGAGGCAGCACCTGTTGCTGAAGAAGCACCAAGCGGTTTAGGTCTAGCACCCGAACCAGTAGCACAGGAATCGGCAGAGTCGGCTCCTTTTTCTGATGAAAACACATACTCGGAGTTTTATGACTCTCTTCCAGATGAGCTTAAACAACACGATTCTCTACGAAATACAAAGTCGTTGCATTCATTAGCAGATCAACTAATCAATGCGCAAAGTGCTTTGGGTACAAAACGATTGCAAGCTCCTCAAGAAGATTGGGGAGATGATGAGTGGTCTAGTTTTTATGACCAGATTCGACCAAAGGACTCGGAGTACTCAATCCCAGAAGAACTAAACATTGAAGGATTTGAGGCAGTACCAGACCTCCCAGACGAAGCAGCTCAAGAACTTGTTGATTTTGCAGGAGATATGGGTCTAAATCAACAGCAGTTTGATAAGCTTTATTCTAAGTACATGCAAATGGGTTTAGAGGGACAAGCTGAAATGGAAGCAAATGCGCAGAAGCAAATTGATGAATTGCGTACAGATGTCAAAGTTGATTGGGGCGACAAGTATGAGACTAATCTCAAACAAGCAAACCAAGCATATGAGGCACTGACATCTGAGATCCCAGAACTAAAGCAGTTAGTTGAGTCAGATCCAGTCATGGCAAACCACCCAGCGGTGCTTAAGTTGTTTCACCGTATTTCAGAAGTAGCTGGAGACACATTGCCACTAGCAAACAACAACCCAGCTAGTGGTTTTACAAGTCAAAACATTCATGGTGTTAAGTCAGCTATTCAAGAGCTAGACGCAGACAACCAATCGTTGATTATGTCGAACCCATCTGAATTGAGTATGGCAGATCGAACTAAGCGTCAACAGGTTCTAGAAAAACGAGCCAACTTATACTCCACATTGTATCCGTCGTAACTTTTTACTTGACATCAGGTAAAACAGGGGTTATTCCAGTAGTATTGGGGTAGCCCCTTTTTGGGGTCCGAATGCAGCTTTGGAAAGCCGTTGGTTTCGTAAAACTAGAAGAGTCCGAAAGGGTAGCTCATCGAAAAGCAAACTTCTAATTAAACTTAACTCAAATTATTACTATATATTATGGCATACCAACCACCTGCATACCAAGCTGATCCTGGAACACCTCCAGGCGGCATCACAATCAACACAGCTTACGTTGAATCGTTCAAAGCTGGTTTCGAACAAGCGTTCCAACAAACTACATCTAAACTCCAGCCTTACTTTGAGCAGGAGTCCCAAAACGAAGAGTTCCAATACTTTGACCGTATTGGTGCAGCTGAACCTATGGCTGAAGATGCTACTCGTTATGGTGACAACCCTAACTCCGACATCGTACATGATCGTCGCCGTATTGGTCTTCGTGACTACGAACTAGGTAAGTATATCGACGAGAAGGATCTCAAGCGTGTACTCACTGACCCAATGAATGCTTACACTCAAGCTTTGCTTTCCTCTGGTAAGCGTAAGATTGACGACATCATCATTGATAAGTTCTTCGGACCTGCCTTCACTGGCAAGAGCGGTGCAACTCAAGTTGACTTCGTAACAGCTCCTGCTGACATCGACAGCGGTCTTATTTCCGTTGGGGCTATCTCCGCAGGAAACATCACAACTGGTGGTAAATATGCTGTTGTTGCTGGTGATAAAGAAGGATTCAGTATTGGTGAAAACTATGTATCTGCTGGTACAGATGCACCATCTGGTCTTACTCTGGATAAGCTTCGTGCGGCTCGCCACACAATGCTTCGTCTTGAGGCAATCACCCAAGATGACACCATCAACTGTTTCCTCTCTGCGAAACAACTCGATGACCTGCTCCGTATTGATGAAGTGATCAACTCCGACTACTCGGTTCGTAAGAACCTTGCAGAAGGTAACGTCACAACATTCATGGGCTTCCGTTTCATCCAAACTGAGCGTCTTGCTGCTGATGATGATGGCGCACGTCGTGTTATCATCGCAACTCCTCGCGCGCTTAAGATGTCCACAGGCACTGCCCTTAAGGGTGATGTGTGGCGCGTCCCAGCTAAGAAAAACATTCCTTACTTGTACTTCAAGCTTTGTGCTGAAGCATCTCGTATGTGGGGTGAAGTTTCTGGCGAAATCCGTTGCGCTGAGTAATTCTGTTTGTAGCCCCCTCTGTAAATTCGGGGGGGGCTACTCCTTTTTTTATGGCTATTGAAGCAAACAAATTAGCATTACTAAACTCCGCTTTGCGGATGGTGGGTAGTTATCATATATCGGAAAGTGATGAGTCAAGTCCCACATATGAGATAGCTAGTCGAGCATATACACAGGCAGTTACCGAACTGTTTGGTGATAATAGTTTTAATTACAACACAAAAAGAGTGGTGTTGGTTGGAGTAGAAGCTGCTGATTTCTCTGAGTATCAGTACGAATACACACTACCCATTGATTTTAATGTTTTCTTACTTGTTGAGAATTCTAATGATTTTTTAATTACAGAGTATCGGTTTGCAAACGGCAACCTATATTCCTCCGAACCAGTCCTTAAGCTTACATATACATATGTGCCAAGCCTAGAAACTACTGCTACTGGTCTTCCCAAGTTTCTAACACGACTTTTGACGCTGCACATGGCGCAAAACATGTGCATTGAGTTATCTGGTTCAGATGAAAGGCATGAACTATTAGCCAATCAGTACACCCTAGCATTACACAGAGCTAGAACCCTTGAAGGTAGGCAAGGACCTGCTCAAGAATATGTGACCGATGCTTTAAGAATGGTGGGGAACCACCAAAAAGAAGGTGAAGAGGGGACAGATCGCATATATGAATCAAGTACATCCTACGAAATTGCCAGTCGCGCATATTCACAAGCGATAAGTGAAGTTTTTGGAAATAATAGTTTTAACTTTAACACAAAACGAGTTTCTTTAATTGGGTCAGTTTCGTATGAATTTGCTGAGCATGGATATGAGTACGAACTTCCAACAGACTTTAATACTTTTTTAGTTATAGAGAAAACAAATGATTTCTTGTTAACAGATTATCGTTTTGCAAATAAAAAGTTATATTGTTCTGAAGAGAATTTAAAGCTAACTTACACATTCATACCACTTTTTGAAGCTGCATCTTTTGAGTTGCCACCTTTCTTACGAAGTCTTTTGACTTTGCATATGGCGCAAAACATGGCTTTAGAGATTTCTGGATCAACAGAAAGACACCAGTTATTGTACGGAGAGTATCTAAGAGCTTTAGATAAAGCTAGGATCCTTGAAGGCAGACAAGGACCGTCTCAGAAATATCTAAATGATGCTTTGCGGATGGTAGGTAGTTATCAAAAGCAAAGTGAAAATGAGACAAGCCAAGTATACGACTCAAGTACTACATATGAAATTGCTAGTCGTTCTTATTCTCAAGCAATTACTGAGATTTTTGGGAACAACAGTTTTAATTTTAACACAAAACGAGTAACTTTAACTGGAGCTGCGTCAGTGGAGTTTTCTGATTTTGGTTACGAATTTGAGCTTCCAACAGACTACAATACGTTTCTAATCATAGAAACAGCTAATGATTTCTTAGCAACAGATTATCGTTTTGCAAATGGTAAGCTGTATTACTCAGAGTCAACTTTAAATAACTTACACATTCATACCACTTTTTGAGACTCCATCTTTTGAGTTGCCACCTTTTTTAAGAAGTCTTTTGACTTTGCATATGGCGCAGAACATGGCTTTAGAGATTTCTGGTTCATCAGAAAGACATCAAATGTTGTATGCAGAATATGTGCGTACTTTACGAAAAGCTAGGACTTTAGAAGCTAGACAAGGACCATCTCAAAAATTCCTAAATGATGCTTTAAGGATGGTCGGTAGTATCGACTCAGTAAGAGAAGATGGAACAGATAAAGTAAGTGATTCAGGGACTACCTATGAAATGGCTCGTCGCTCTTATTCTCAAGCAGTTACTGAGATTTTTGGAGACAACATCTTTAATTACAACACAAAACTTGTAACACTAACAGGAGTTGAATCATTATTATTTAAAGACTATAAGTATGAGTACACTCTTCCTTTAGATCTTAATGTTCTTTTAAAAGTTGAGTCATTGGATGATTATTTGGTTACAGATTATCGTCTAATAAACGGCAAACTTTATTCATCTGAAGTGTCATTAAAAGTAACACACACATACGTACCGTCATTATCGGAAACGGATTCAACTTTACCTGCTTTTTTAAACCGTACCTTACTTTTGCATATGGCTCAAAACCTAGTTATTGCTCTTGCTGGTTCAGAAAACCCCTACGCAAACCGTAGATACGAAACACTTGCCAGCCAATACACAGTGGCTTTGCGAAGAGCAAGAGTCCTTGAGGGTCGTCAAGGTCCAGCACAGACATATATCAATGATGGCAATTCATCATTTATAAGCGCACACCAAAACTATGGCAAAATATAGTAATGTTCAGACTGACTTTTCTGGTGGGCTAATAAGTGACTATATTCTTGGTCGTCTTGATATTAAGCGTGTAGCTAACTCAGCTAGAACATTTAAGAACTTTTTTCCCAGTCTTCAAGGTCCTGCTGTTTTTCGGACAGGATTTAAATATGTTAACGAACTTCCTATTGCTAATAATAAAAGTGTATCTATTGATTTAGTTGTAGCTACAGATAAAGCGTATAGAGTTGTTTTTGGGAATCAAACAGTATCTGTTTATAACAATACAGGAGAGTTATTGGACACACTAGCGTCACCATACTCAAATGCAGAATTAAATGACCTTCGTTTTAGTTCAGAAACAGATGCCCTGTATATCACACATGGTAGCTATTACCCAAAGAAGCTAAGCGCAGATGTTGTTTTTGTCTCTGCAACTCTCCAAGCTGATCACGATGGAGTTATTGACACTCTTATAAGTAGTGATCTTTTAACACTTAATGCAAACATTGAGGTTCAAGGAGACACTAATTGGACTCTTGAGGATATGGACATTAAGGTTGAGCCATTTCTAGAAACAGATCAATCAGAAACAAAGTACTCTATTTCACAAAGCGAGCGGTATGTTAAAATTACCAGCACAGGACCAGACTTTGCAGCTATTGTTACTGCTGGATCACCTGCTTGGTTAGACTACTACGTCGAATATAACATTGGTGACGAAAAGTTTTTGGGAAAAGTTGTTGATGCATCTAGTAGCACAAACTATACTCTAGAAGATCCATCATCCCAAGAAGTTTTTGTTTCTCCCGTAGATACGGTGCTGGACATTGAAGATGCGGGTGCTCAATTGTTTCTTTTAGATAACCACGAAACATCAACAGGTTACGAAGTTAGCGCGTTGACCGCAACTGGGGTTTCTGATGGATCATACTCACGAGTTATTGATGGGCAAACGCTACAATTCTCAGCCTTATCGGATGTATTGACTGTTACCAGCAACATTGTTGTTTCTAGTGAGAATCAGCTGGCATCGTTCTTTGTTGGTACTGTGGTTGTCTCTGTTTCTTATGTAGCAACAGGAACAGCAGACGCAGAGTCTATAGCTATCCTAGAGCAAGAAGGTGTAAAAGAAAATGAGATTGAACTACGCTCGGATACGACAATTTTTAATAGTGGACAAGTTGGTGCTTGGGTTCGTGTAGCAGATGACCGTAGATCTAATGATGTTGCTGTAGGTAACCTCAGAACAAATGTTCGTTGGGTTCAGATTTCAGAGCACGTAGGAACCGAGGATCACCCAGTCGAATTTTTTAGAGGAGTCGATGCCTTTAATAACGACAAATATCAAGCTGGCTCTATCTATAAAACTCTTTCTACACAGAATACATATTACTCCAAAGGACCAGATGTTAATGGAGCAATAAAAATCATTGTAGGTATTCAATTACCGAATGGAAATAGAACAATTCCATTTAACACAACATTAAACACAAGTACTGGAGATACTGGTGATGTGTTTAATGTAACTGGTGCTCCCACCAGTGTTGTTGCCAACCTATCAACTGCAAAACAGTTTGATGTGTGCCAGTGTTTTAACACAAACAAGGTAGAACAAGGCACTAACCTTATAATTCCAGCAACCACAAGTCAGATTACAATCGATCCAATCGCAAATGATGTAACTGTATCTACTGACAGAACAGCTTTCGCTGCCGAAGATGTGGGTAGAAATATCAATGGTGAGCTACCTTCTGGAAATGTATACCTAAAAATTGTTCGCTTTGTTGACCAAACACGAGTTATCGCTGAACTAAAAAATAAAGTTCCCCGTGATAAACGAACACTTGGTTTTGAAAACGAAGGAAGATTTGAGTCTGTTAAGCTAGGTGCTTGGTTTGTTGGCAACTACCCTAGAACAATTAGTAAGTATGAGCAACGCCGAATTTTCGGTGGTACATACAATGCTGGAAATGTTATTTACTTTAGTCGATCTGATGATGACCAAAGCTTCCAGCCAACACAGGATGATGGCACAGTATTAGATACGGACGCTATTACGTACAATCTATCTAACACTACAGCGGCTATCCGTTGGCTTAGCTCTGGACGAGACTTAGTTATTGGCACAAGTGGTGGAATCTACCGAGTTGTGCCAAACCAATACCAGTCTAGTATCAGTCCAAAAACAATCCGAATTGAGCTTACAGAAGAAGAACCCTGTGAGGATCAAGCTGAGATTGTTGGTAGCTCTGTGTTTTACCCTGACCAGTCAGGCACTCGGTTGATGGAGTATAGGTTTGATTTAAATATCCAGAACTCATCATCCAATGATGTGTCTAAGTTAATTTACCCAACTTTCTTAACTGATCCGATTGTGCGAGTAGCTTACCAGCACACACCTCAACCTAGAATCTGGGTTCTAACTACTTCGGGTAAGCTATATTGCTTGTCATACCACAGGCAGGAAGAGTTTTATGCTTGGTCTCAACAAGAGACAAACGGTGTTGTAAAAGACATATCTATTCTACATAAAAGCTCAGAGACCAACTTAGATCAGTTATGGATTATTATTGAGCGTAATGGTCGTATATTTACAGAGTCTCTTTCTGAAACAGATCCAGTTCAGTTGACGGAATACACTATGTTAGATAGTTTTATTATAGTTGATGTACCAGATTTCATTACAAGTAAGTATGTTAGACCTGATCCTCAATTTACCTACTATAGACCAGATGCATCGTCTGTATATAATACTTTTTATGACTCTCAGTGGATCCTTGTAGCACCAAAATTTGTTGATGGAGATAAAGTTTCACTTGTGCAGGATGGTGTTTATATAGGAACAAGAACAGTTAATAACGGCTATATTTATATTCACAACGCATCAACAACTAAAAAAATCATTGTTGGGTATCCTTACATAGGTGAACTTAAGATGATGTTCCCAACATGGGATGCAGAGAATAAACCAGCCTATGGTTCTGATAATGCACGAATCATATCTATCAGACCATTTTTAATTAATTCCTTTAGTTATTCTATTGGAGTAAAAGAAACATTTGCATTAAACAAAGTAGCTAGCACCTACGATGTAGGTGATGGATTCACAGGATTTGATCGGGAACAAGTAGTTGCTGGATCGCACTATGGCGTAGACAATGTGCCAACAATTAGACATACTGAACCTTATCCCTTGACACTTGCGTCTATAACAACTAAAACGGATCTTAATTAAATGGCTACAGCATTATTAGTTACAGCAATTGCTAGTACATTAGCAACGGGCGCAGTGTCCTATGTTGGTGCGCAAAGAAATGCAAAAGCTCAGGAGTATGCTGCTGACGCAGCAGAAGCACAGGGTAGGTATAACGCCACTATTGCATCTAACAATGCACAAGGGCGCGTAAATGACCTTGCTTTTCAAGAATCCCAGTTGGCTCTCGGTAAGAATATCGAGATGCAAAAAGCAGAGCGTGAGCGGGTACTTATTAATCAGAAGATTAATACAGACCTTGCTAAAACAAGGAACATGTTTGCCACTCAAGGTGGTACGTTTGAGGATGTGTTTAAATCAGAAGAAACTTTAGCTTATGATAAACTTGCCTCTTTTGATTTTGATGTTGGACAAGCCAGTTATGGCTACTTTAAACAAACAGGTGAAGTAGGTCGTCAATCTGGACAAGCATATGCATTAGGTCAAGCAGATCGTGCTATGACACTATCCGCAGCAGCAAATCAAGCAACTCAATTTAGAAACCAAGCCTCAGCTACACGAACTGCTGCTGTTGGTGGGTTACTTGGTTCTATAGCCTCAGCATCCTCAATGGGAGCACAAGGTTACGCTGATGGAACATTCGGCGGCGGCGGAGCACCAAGTGGTGGGACTACAATAGTACCACGCGACACTGGTGTAATGCATGGTCCAGGTTTTTAGTAACTAAACAAATTTAAATAATGCCAATTCAATTATCAGCAAACACTCAACAACAGCAAAAAGCTCCTTTTGCTGCATTCGATAGTACATCCCGTTACAGAAGCGGTCTTTCTGGGGTAGCTGAAGGCTT